AAAGTTTTCTTATTTAAATTCGGTAAAAAGATATTTGATAAGATTGCTGAAACAATGAACCCAGCGTTTGAAGATGAAAAACCAATTAACCCATTTGATTTTTGGAAAGGTGCTAACTTTAAACTGAAAATCAGAAAAGTTGATGGTTATTGGAACTATGATAAATCCGAGTTTGAGGGTGTTTCTGCCGTTGCTGATAGTGATGATAAAATCAAGTCAGTATGGGAAAAACAATATGCTCTAAAACCTTTCGTTGATCCTAGTAATTTTAAAACCTATGACGAACTTAAAGAGAAACTGAATAGGGTAATTTCAGGAACACGAAAAACTGAAACTGTTGAATCTACAGACCTCCCACCAAAGACCAACGGTTCAGTAAAAAGTCAGGAAGTCAAATCTTCACCGACAAGTGATGATGACGAAGATGATACTTTGTCATACTTTAGTAAATTGGCGGAAGAAGATTAATCTTTCTCTCTCGCTTTCTAACTTTAAAGGGTGCCTAGTAATAGGCGCCCTTTTTTTATACGTGTTTATTTAAATTAAGGAAGGTATCATCATTACTTTTAGCAGCATTTGCTGATATAACTTGTTGAGTAGATGATGAGGCTACGTTTTGAGGTGCGGTTACATTATTGATTACGACTGGTTGACCACCTGTTTGATCAGCAGGTAATGTTAAATCTTTTTTAAGGTCTTTTGACATAATTTTCTTTTCTTGTTTCATCTCAAATTCTACACCATTTTTAATTGTCTGTATTTGAAATTCTTTTAGTGGTGGTTCACCCATTAACTTATTACGTTCATTTTCTAAAGCAACAACAGCAGCCACTCTTTCATCTTTACCCATTTTTTTGTATTCAGGAGAATCCATTAAATCATAAATTTTATCTTCATATTCACCGTAAATTTTGTTTCTGTCATCTATTTTTTTCATTGTATCATCATCTAATTTTGTGACAGTTTCTTTTCCACCTGTAACTGTTTCTGTAGTTGTAACTTTTTTAGTTGATTTAGATTTTACTTTTTTTTCTACAAATGCTTTCTTAGCAGCCAATTCTTCTTCTTTTTCTTTTTTAATTAATTCTTCTAATTCTTTTTCTTTTGCTACTAATTCAGGATATAATTCTGCTTTTGCTTTTTTATAACCTTCTCTACCGCCACCATATTTTTCTTCAGCCAACTGCATAATTTTGTTTTCAGATTCATTATCACTATAGATTTTTTCTTTTCTTAATGCTTCTGTTTCTTGTCTTACTCTATTTTTCTTCATAGAGGTTGTTTCTTCACCTTTCATATATGCGTCCATTTCTTTATCTTGCATATATGCTTCAAATTTTGTATCACCAAATGCGTCTTTTTCTTCATCTGTAGTAGCAACTACTTTAGCAGGTTTTTTCTCTACAGATATAGTTTCTTCTTCTTTCGCTACAACTTTAGGTTTTTTCTTTTTACTTCTACCACCATATGTCATATCATCATCAAACATAGCAGCTTCACCTGCCATATCACCAGCACTACCTTTTTTAGGTTCTTTTTCTTTATCACCACCAAATATCTTTTTACCTAACCAAGAATTTTTAAACCAGTTAGTTAATGCGTCAAAACCTTTTTTAAGTAACATTAATCCACCTACTACAAGACCTACAACAACGGCAAATTTAAGTAAAGGTATAAGTAAAGGTAATAAAGGTGCTACAATAGCAGCCAACATAGTAATACCTGTTAGTATAATTCTTTTACCAAATGTTGCTAGTGTACCAATTAAACCACCTACTGTTTTTTTAAGACTGCCAAACATATCAGCAAATCCTTTTTTAAATGATTCAGGTAAAAATTTGCCTACAAATTTAGCGGTAGATGTTAAACCATCTATTAATAATGAAATTGTTTTTTGAAACTGTCTTGCTATCTCTATGATAGGTTGTATTACAGGTATTAAAAAGTCAGGAGCCTTTTCATTTACAGCATTTTCAAAGTCATCTAAAAATCCGCCTATACGAGTATCAAAACGACCACCTTTGCCCTCATATAGTTTCTTTTCTTCTTGTACTGTTTGTGCTTTTAATTGAGCAACTAATATTTGATCTGTTAAAACTTCTCTTTCTTTTTTATTTAATTTAACTTCACCTTTTTGAAACTTTCTTAAATCTTCTAATAACTCTCTTTCTTTATTTTTAGCAGCCTGTTCTTTTAATAATAATAATTGTCTTTTTTCAACTAATTCTTTGTCAGATAATATTATGGCTTTGTATTCTTTTTGATTATTTTTAATATTTGGTATAAATTTTGCTTCAGCAACTATATTTTTTTCTCTTAATTTTTCAACTTCTTCTAAAGCTTTTGATCTACTTTTTTCTACTGCTTCTAAAGCGTCACTTGTTTTTTTAAAATCTTCTCCTAAATCAGATAATTGCACATCAAATTTTTTTAAAATACTTTGAAGTTCAACATATGCTTTTTCTACATTTCTACCACTTCCTTTGACTAATTCATTTTGAAACCTCTCGGCTGCTTTTGCCAAAGGTTTAGTAACATCTGGTATAACAGCTTTCATTACGCCAGCAAATCTGCTAGCCATTTCATCTGTCAATGTAGTTGCTATTTCTGTAACTTGTGCTTTTATCTGTTCAGCCATTATTTTTTACTATCTGATTTTGCTCTACTTCCTGTATATAAACCGAACCAAGCAGCGCCAGCACCAACAACGATTGATACTAAACCACTTTGTTCCATAGTAGGTCCTTCTAAATTCATATACCAAATTACTACTTTGTATAGTAAATAGATGTATGTTGAGATGAATACTCTTGGAAATATTCTCCAACTATCTACTGCTCTTGCTAGATGTATTAGTTTTGCATATGGGTTTACACCCAAGTCTTTTATTGAAGTGTCAACTTCTAAATCGACACTTATCTTTTGTTTAGGTTCTACTACCCTAATATCTTCTTTATTGTCAGCCATTATACTTTTGCCTCTCTGCTTCCCTTGATCTTCTTTCGTTTTCTTCTTTGATATATTTTGTGAGTAAATTAACGTAAATATCACGTTCCCACGGCATTAAAGATTCAATCTCACTCAATGAATATTTATGATGTTGCATCAGAGCAAAATTAGTTTCAAAATAAGCCTCTAGGCTGTTATGGGAGAGGCAGATCCGAAAAAATCTTGTATTCCTGATAATGATACCTTACTTTTCACTTTAGTAATAGGGTTTTCTACTTCAACCTCGTGTATAAGTTTAGGCATTGTTTCAAAAAATAGTTTAAGTTTATCAAAGTTTTTTTGTGATAAATTTTCTAAAAACTCGGTTAATTCTTCAGTTGTACTATCTTTAGCAGGATAAACTTTCTCTCCCTCGAAGATATGATCTATACAACTTACAAGAACTGAAAATATAGTTTTTGTATTTGCTTTGATTTCTTCGCCAGCAGCTAGAGGAACGCTATCAATAGTAGGATATGTGAATACTATACCCAAGTTTTTTTGTTCATCAACAATTATTTTATTAGTATGTTTATCGTCCACTTGAACTTCTACTTTACTTAAATCAATTACTGTATCAGCATAAGTTTGGTTGTCATCTGGACATAAAATTTTTAATGTAGCAATTTCACCTACTGATCTAGCTCTTATCTGTAAAAACAAATATTCTAAATCAAATATAGGTAATTTTCTTGCTTCGATTTTATTAAAAGTACACGCTCCTACTATATCAGTAATTGCCTGTACTAACTCTTTTTGACCGCCTGTTTCGACAGCCATTAAAAGTATCTTTTCTTCTTTTACTAGAAACGGTCTATACTTGACTTGTATATCTTGTGATGGCAAAGTCAATTCATAAGTAGGCGTTTCAATTTTTGGTAAAGCCATAATATTATCTCCTTAATTTTTATATATTTAGTGGTGGTATTTTGAATGGTGGAAATACTCTTCCGCCAGTTGCTCTGCCGATAGGTATTCTTCTTCTCAAATCTTCTATTACACCACGACCAGCTCGTCTTAATTCTGGTGGTAATTTTCCTAATAAACCGCCAAACAAACCACCAGCTTGTTTAACAGTAGCATCTCTAAAGTTTGATTGTCCTAATTCTACGTTACCTGCTCTATCAATAAAGTAATTCACCCAATATCTAAAGTCAAATGTAACATCAAAAGATTGAACTTCAGCCGATTGTGCGTGACTATACGATACAGGACCTATTGTTTTAGGATAACAATCAAATAATTTTACAGCATAAGTAACGTCATCTCGTTCTTGCCTTGAAGCAAATTGTCCTAATTGAAATATATTTACATCAGAAACATAATTGTCATAAAAATTATAATTGTGTGTAGTAGTTGAAAAAGCACACTGTTGCCATAATTCAAAGTATGATCTCTCTCTTAAAAACTTGTCTGTATAAAATGATGCTGTAATTGGTTGAGATGAATAATCATAAACAAACTTACGTTTAGGACCATTATGTTTTATCTCTTTACTAACAGCTGTTCTTTCAGGCATTGATATGGTACTACAAAATGCTTGAACTCTTTTAGAATTACCTTGTTGAACAGCAAGTAATTCAGCTTGACTAGGAAAATATTGTGCTTCTTCACCAGCTTGTGAAAACTTTTCTGAAGGATCATCATATAAAGGAGGTGGACCGCCTGATATATTTGGCACTATATTTGATATACCTCTAGGTAATTGAAACTCTACATAATATTTATTTTTTCTAGCAAAACCTTCTGCCTCATTGACCATCGCCTGAAAACGACCAATAGTTGATTCAGGATTACCACCTATTTTTTGTCTTAATCTAGGATCATTGTTTACATTATCTAATGATCTATCTCTAGGTATACCGAGTCTAATATCAAATCCACCAATTCTTTTTCCGCCTCTTAAAATCGCCATTAGTATGGTCTCCCTTTTTTAAATCTTTGTACAGGTAAAAATATTGAGATAGCAGCCTCATCAGCATCTATTCTTAAAAATTTTGAACGTGTGTAACTATACAAATATTTTTTGATTGTAGGTCTCATTAAACTACTTTTTTTAATATCATCATAACCTAAATCTAATTTTGTTGTTTTATCAAACTTATTATTTGTAGCAAATTTTTGTAATTGTTCTAACATTCTATATCTTGCTAATGGTGGCAAGTAATGAAAATTCATACCTAAAAAACCACCTGGTATTGGCTCTAATGGTAAAACTAAAGGCACTATATCATATAACGGCAATTTATCTTTAGTTTTAGGATCATACATAAACAAGTTTAGACGACCAGCACTAGGTCTATTAATAAGTTTATTCTCTCTCATTAATTTACCAGCTGTAATAGGTGAACCGATCTTGCTAATAGTATTACGATACCAAGTCGCAGACTTTTGAGTATCGCCTTGTCTTAACTTTATTGTGTCAAAAATACTTGCCATTACTGTATATTTATAACTAATTATAGATACCTAATTCTTTTTCAGTCATTATTTTAAACTCAAAACCCTTGTCTTCACAGTACGCTCTGGCAGCCTTCCATTTTGCTTGATTTTTGATATATTCAAATGACTCACGCATAAATGCTTTTGTTTTCTTTTTAGGGGGTTTAGGTTGAAAACATTGTTTATATGGTTTTATCTCAATTATGTATTTTTTACCAGTAGATGTTTTTACAATGAAGTCAGGAAAGTATCTATGTATTCTTTTATCTAATGGACTATAATATTTGATCGGTACTTCTTCACTTGCCCACGCAATAATGTCCTTATTACGGTCGCAGTATAACATAAATCTACGCTCTAATAAAGAACGATAAACTATTCTATTTGGATCGCCAACGTATTTTTTTGGATTTGTTGGTCTATATATTCCTTTGTAAGACTTGCCCATAATCTGTATAAATATTGTTATTACAAGGATTATTTAGTATGCCATCAAAAGTATCAAGTTTAGTAAAAGGAGCCGTCAGTAACCTAGTATCAGGTAAAATTGGTGGTTTAGCAAACAGTTTTATAGGTGCCGCTGGTCGAGCACAAACAGAAAAGATTGCTGCTAACCTTTTAAATAAATCACCATTAGAAATAGGTAATGCCAACGTACCACCTCAAACAGGTCATATGGCAGAAAATCCATATCAATATGGACAAGTCTATTATCCTGAAACGACAAGTCAGTTGGGTGAAGGGCATTATATGATCTTTGATATTGTAATTGTTAATCCAGAAAAATTTAAATCTACTGTAAATCAACTTGCTGCTGATGAAAACAAAAAAGTAGGTGAAGTAACAAACGGTAATTACAAAGATAAGTTATCTACATTTAATAAAACAAAATTAAAGGGCACAGTGAATAATAATGTTAAAAGTGCTAAAGCTATTAAAGGCTTAAATTCACAAGATAGATTAAGAAATCAAGTAGGAGGTTTAAACAGCAGAAATCCTACACACACGCATATTTCAGATTCAATTATCTTGTACACCCCACCACAAGGACTACAAACCGAATATTCTGTTAACTATGATATGGTAGAAACAGGTATCGCAGGATTTTTAGCTGAAAAAGGTCTAACTAGTATTGTTGAAGGATTATCTACAGCAACAGGAGAAGTAATAAGAGGTCTAACAGACACAATCGCAGGTGCTTTAGGTGCTGGTGGGTTACGTGCTGTATTAGATAAATCAAAAGCAAGAGCAAAAAATCCTAAAAAAGAACAAGTGTTTAAAGATGTAAACTTTAGAAATTTCAATTACAAATTTGAGTTTGCGCCACGTAATAGAAAAGAATTAGAATCAGCTTATAAAATTATAGAACTATTTAAATTTCATATGCATCCAGAGATTGCTCCTAATAGATATTTTATTGTGCCATCAGAATTTCAAATAACTTATATGTATAGAGAAGGTGCTAACTTATGGTTTCCTAAAGTTAGTCGTTGTGTACTCAAAGATATGAAAGTGAATTATGCGCCTGATAATGTCGTAGCAACATTTACACCAGATGAAAGAGGTGCTGCTCCTGTTATATTTGATATCGAATTAAGTTTCATTGAAACAGAAATTATGACAAAACAAACTATCGCATTAGGATTTTAATTATGTACTTTAGTAAATTTCCAAAAGGTTTATACGATATAAATGGTGACGGTGTAAATAAACTTGTCACTGATTTAATGACACGTGTAAAAATAAGAGAAAAAATTAAAGATGAGTCAGCCTTGTACGATAGTTATGATGTACCTAATGGTGAAACACCAGAAATTACAGCATTTAAACATTTTGGCGACACTGAATATCATTGGATAATATTAATTACAAATAGTATGTCAGACTCATATTACGATTGGCCGCTATCCGAACAGGCGTTTGAAGAATATATCACAAACAAATATACAAATCCAGACGCAGTACATCATTATGAAATTACACAATCAAGTGGACCTCAAACAGGTTCAGGACCAAATGATTACTCACACAAAGTAGAAGTCAATAGTACAGTGACAGGCGCAGAAGCAGTGTCCAATAGAGAATATGAACAAAGACTACAGGATAAAAAAAGATCAATTAAATTATTAGACCCAGCGTACTTAACCGCTTTTGTTGAAGAATTTGACGCATTAGTAAATAGATAATATGTACAATCAGATTAATCCAGACATACTCCGTAAAGCAGGAGATTACATTTTATCAGATGTAACCCTTATCGCATATCAAACCGCAGATGGTCAAAATCCTCGTAAGATTTCAGTACGTGACGCAGTTGCCGAGATTAACATATATGAATCAATTAATAACAAATGTTTATCTGGTGATATAACACTTGTTGACTCGCAGAACGTTGCTAATTACTTACCATTAACAGGTTTTGAAAGAATAGAGTTTACTTTCTTTACACCGTCTAGTCCTCGTGGGTTTAACTTTAGTATGGACACAGGACACCCTATGTACATCTATCGTATCGCAAACAGAACAGAAACCAATCCAAGAACACAGGCGTACACATTATTTTTTACCAGTAAAGAAATGTTAAGAAATGAACAAGTGCGAGTATCACGTGCCTATGACACAAGTTTTGATAACGTCATTATGGAACTTGTCAAACGACAAGATTTTTTAAATTCTAAAAAGACATTGACAGTAGAAGAAACACGTGGCGTACACAAAGTTGTATTACCACGACTACGACCTTTTGCTGCGATAGACTTTTTATCCAAGTCAAGTCAATCTAAAGCATTTAATAACGCCTATCACTATTTTTTTGAAACCGCAAACGGTTTTAAATATCAATCATTAGAATCAATGTTAGCCGTAACCAGTACAGTCGCAAGACCTGTGGTTGCTAAGTTTGTATCTAAACCGATTAACATAAAAGAAGGTGAAGATACCGATAAATCAGTGATTGAATCAATGCAAATTGCTGAAGATGTTAAAGTCATTGACCAGTTTAATACCTTAAAAAATTTAAGAAACGGTGTGTATGCGAGTCGTATGATAACACACAACGTTTTTAGTAAAACCTTTAGTGAAATAGATTTTGACTATCACCAAGACTATCCGTTACATTTTCATACTGAACACGATGGCAAGGGTGGTAAAGCACAAGAAAAATATGGTTTACCCTTTGTTGTAGGTGAAAACAATAAGTTTTATTCAGACTATCCAGAAGGCACATTGTATTTTTACACAACAACAGAAAAAATACATAACACCAATGAATTGCCTGATTACGAGAATTTTATGGGCAAAGCCCTATCGCAAAAGAGTATGTTACAATCAATGAGAATTGCTATGACCGTACCAGGTTTTACAGGATTGTCTGTAGGTGATCTAATCGCATATGAAATGCCAAGTTATGAACCAGCAGACAAGAAAAACCCTTTAGACTATGATCCTTATATGTCTGGTCGTTACATTGTAGAAAGTATAAGACATAGATTTGACGTTGCCAGAGATAAACATATAATGAATTTAGAGTGTGTTAAAGACAGTACACGAGTACCGTATCCAAAAGAAACCATAGACACATTTACCGATAGAGAAACCAACAAAAACAACGCCAACGTACTACAATACGATTTAGATGACGCTGTAGTGACACAAACAGAAAGTAAGGGTAATATATTCAAATAATGCTATGAGTTAAGCCCGCCGATTAATAAGGGCTGTCCACACCAGAGATTATGAGAGAATATAACATAGGAATGAATAAACAATGAAAGAAACAATGAGAAAATGTAAAGAACGATTAAAACACACATATAACAATGCTCTGAACGCCTGTGATAATACTGTGTATAGATATAAGTATAGAGTATTCTTTAAGGGATATCGAGGGTTGCTGGGAGATGAAGTCAGGCTCCCGCAGATAAAGAATAAGATAAAACAAGGATTTAAGACAGTTTTGAATAGGGCAGCCTTGGTTTTAAGTAAGGCAGCCATTTGGCGTACACTTGGAGAAAATAGAGAGAAATAGCGTATGTTGTGTGCTTTAAAAGAAAACATTTAAGGAGGCTGGCAAAGATATGAACGAAAATTTTTTAGGGTTAAACGGCTTTATCTGGTTTGTAGGTGTAGTAGAAGATAGACAAGATCCTGAATACCTAGGCAGAGTCCGTGTCAGAATACTTGGCTCTCATACTTCAGATAACAATGCCTTACCGACAGCCGACTTACCGTGGGCATCTGTGTCTTTACCTACCACATCAGCTGGTATATCTGGTTTAGGTTCATCGCCGTCTTTTCTTGTAGAAGGCAGTTGGGTGTGGGGATATTTTAGAGATGGTCAGTATAGACAGGAACCAATGGTGTTGGGTAGTTTACCTGGCAAGCCTGTGGAGTTGGCTGGCTCTGGTGGTTTTTATGATCCAAACGGCATTTATCCCAAGTACAAAGACGAAGTGGATACCAATAGATTGGCTGTCAATCTAAAAGAGGGTGCGACAGAATTGTCACCACATTTGTCCTTGACTTTAAGACGAAATACTCGTATAACAAACGTAGCCACAGCAGACTTTAATCCAGTTGAAGCGGCTGATGGTTCAGCTATTGTTGGATCTGATGGAGACCTATTCAACCAGCCGTCTATACCCTATAACACCACTTATCCTTACAATCACGTATTAGAAACGGAAAGCGGTCATATTAAAGAATATGATGATACGGCTGGCTCCGAACGAATACACGAAAGACACCGTACAGGAACCAGTTATGAAATAGATTCAACTGGCACACGAACCGATATTATTAAAAATGACCATTATACCTTTGTTTCTGATAAGAGTCAAGCGTACATACAAGGCGACTCAGACATCACCATAAACGGTCGCCATAAATTATACATTAACAAGAACGGCAGCCTCAATAATCATTATGATATACAGGTAGGTGCCAACGCCAATATTA